AAATAGAGTTTGAAAATAAAATGATAATCAACGGTACATATGATGATTGGAGAAAAAAACGAGCTATACAAAATAAGATATCTGAATTAACAGATAAATTAGATGGCATAGAAGAATTTCGTTCACAAAGTGTTGTAAAACATTACAATGCTATAAATCCTGAAATGGGCGCTTTAGATGAAGAGAAATATGAAGTCGCAGATAAAGAAGAGTGGAATGAAAAAATTGATGAAGCATTAGCTTTTTATAAAAATGCTATATCTAAACTTAACACACAATTGGAGGAATACAATGAAGTGGATTAAATATGTATTAGGCATTCTTGGAGCTGTTGGTGCGTTGTTTGCAGTTAATAAAGCAAAAAGTAAAGAAGTACAACAACTTAAAAAAGTTATCGATGATAACAAAAAAGAAGAAAAGAAAGTTGAAAAGCAAATCGTAGAATTAGAAACTGCTAAGAAAGCTTCTAAAAAAGAAATTGGTAGTATGAAAAGAAAACTTACTATGTCTAAAAAGAAAACTAAGAAGATGCAAGAAGTTTACGACAATGATGAAGTAGAATCAGCAGAAGACTTTCTAAGAAAGTTTGCTAAAAAATAATGAGATTCAGTATGAAAATATTAAAATATTTCTTAATATCTTTTTTTGTAATGGGTGCTCTAAAAGGCCAAGAGATAAAGAAAGATGGAAAAGTAGTCACTACTTTTACACAAGAACAAGCATTAGAGATGTTAAAAGCACGTGATGCACAATGGGAAAGTAAGTTAGCAAAAGCAGATTCATTAATAGAATCACAAAAAGTAGTAATTTCTGATTGTGAAGCAGTTGTTGTTAAGTTAGAAGAACAATCAAATTTAGATAGTTTGATGTTACTCGCTCAGAGAAAACGAATTGATTTGTTAAAAGTTCGTGATGAAGCTAATGAAAGATTAGTAGAATTAGTTGAACCTAAATGGTACGAAAATCAGTATCTTTGGTTAGGAATAGGATTTATCTTAGGAAAGATTTAATGCAATCTGAAGATTTAAAACAAGCACTACGACAAGAATATATTAAGTGTGGAGAAGACCCATCTTATTTTATACGAAAGTATTGTGTAATCCAACATCCTATAAGAGGAAAAATACCATTTGAATTATATCCGTTTCAAGTAGACACACTCAAAGAAGTTTTAAATCATAAGTACAATATAATTTTAAAGGCAAGGCAGTTAGGTATTTCTACGTTAACTGCGGCGTATTCATTATGGTTAATGACATTTAGAAATGATAAAAACATTTTAGTATTAGCAACAAAACAAGATACTGCTAAAAACCTTGTTACGAAGATTAGAGTGATGCACTCTAATTTACCTGGTTGGTTGAAACAGACTTGTATTGAAGATAATAAATTATCATTACGATATAAAAATGGTTCACAAGTAAAAGCAGTTTCAAGTAGTGAAGACTCAGGTCGTTCAGAAGCGTTATCTTTATTAGTATTAGATGAAGCCGCATTTATAGACAAGATTGATACGATATGGGCTGCGGCTCAACAGACACTATCAACAGGTGGACAATGTATTGCGTTATCTACACCAAACGGTGTTGGAAATTGGTTTCATAGAACTTGGGTAGGCGCTGAAGAAAACGACAATGGATTTTATCCAATAAAACTTCATTGGACCGTACATCCTGAACGAGATAAATCGTATAGAGCAGCACAAGATAAATTATTAGGACCCGGACTCGCCGCACAAGAATGTGATTGTGATTTTTTAACTTCAGGTCAAATGGTTGTAGATGGTTCTATTTTACAAGAGTACAAAGATAATCAATGTAGAGAACCTATGATGAAACAAGGCATAGACTCTAATGTTTGGATATGGGAAGCACCGGATTATAATAAAAATTATATAATGAGTGCTGATGTTAGTAGAGGTGATGGTTCAGATTATTCTGCATTTCATATATTAGATGTTGAATCTATGGAACAAGTTGCTGAGTATAGAGGTAAAATAAGTACGAAAGACTTTGGTAATCTATGTGTAAATGTAGCTACAGAGTTTAATGATGCTTTATTAGTAGTTGAGAATAATAATATAGGTTGGGCTACTATTCAACAAGTTATTGATAGAGGATATCAAAATTTATTTTATTCTTCTCAAGATTTACAATATGTAGATGTTGAACATCAAATAACAAATAAATTTAGGGCACAAGATAGAAATTTAAAGCCTGGATTCTCTATGACAATGAAAACAAGGCCACTTGTTATTGCTAAATTAGAAGAATATTTTAGAGAAAAGGCAGTAATTGTGCATTCAAATCGATTAATTGATGAGTTGTTTGTATTTATATATAACAACAATAAAGCGCAAGCTATGTCCGGCTATAATGATGATTTAGTGATGAGCTATGGCATCGCATTATGGGTAAGAGATACTGCGTTAAGATTAAGAGCAGAAGGAATAGAGTTAAGTAAAAAAACTATGTCTAATTTCTCTACTCCTAATCAATTAATGTACACACCGGGCGGAAAAGAAGACGCTTGGAGAATTGAAATCGGTCCAAATAAAGAAAATGAGGACATAAAATGGTTATTGTAGGAGTTAATTATGGCTGTAGATAAAGGATTATTTACAAGATTACAGAGATTGTTTTCTACTAACGTTGTTGTTAGACAAGTTGGTGGTAAAAAACTTAAAGTTTCTGATACATCGAGGACACAATCGAGTATAAAACATCAGTTGATAGACAGATATCAAAAAATCTACTCATCTGCTAAGCAGTTTGGGTATGATGGCGGTCTTATAATTCAACAACAACGTTTAGGTCTCTTCAAAGATTACGAAACGATGGATAGTGACTCTATTATTTCGTCTGCGCTCGACATTTATGCAGATGAATCTACTATGAAGAACGAGTATGGTAAAGTTTTAAACATAGAAACTGATAATGCTAATATACACGACATATTACATAACTTATTTTATGATGTTATTAATATAGAATTTAATTTATGGCCGTGGGTTCGTAATATGTGTAAATATGGTGACTTCTTTTTGTATCTTGATATAGATGAAAAATTTGGTATTACTAATGTTGTTCCTATGAGCCCGTATGATATTTCAAGAGTAGAAGGCGAAGACCCTGACAACCCACATTTAATTAAATTTCGTATGAATCCTGTAGATAACGTTAGACACACTACTTATGGGCCATTAGATGATGACTTTGAAGCATTTCAAATTGCACACTTTAGATTAATAAGTGATGCAAACTTTTTACCATATGGTCGTTCTACATTAGAAGCAGCTCGTAAAGTTTGGAAACAATTAACTCTTATGGAAGACGCTATGTTAATTCATAGAATTATGAGAGCTCCTGAAAAGAGAGTATTTAAATTTGATATTGGAAATATACCACCAGCAGAAGTCGAAAACTATATGCAACAAGTTGTAAATAAGATGAAAAAGACTCCTGTTATGGATGATAAGACCGGTGAGTACAATTTAAAATATAATATGCAAAACATTACAGAAGATTTCTTTATACCTGTTCGAGGAGGAGATTCAGGTACTTCTATTGATACGTTAAACGGGTTGAGTTATGATTCTGTTGACGATATTGAATATTTGAGAAATCGTATGTTAGCATCATTACGTGTACCTAAAGCCTTTCTTGGATATGAAGAAGGTATAGAAGGTAAAGCAACTCTTGCCGCAGAAGATGTTAGGTTTGCTCGTACAATAGAAAGACTACAACGAATTATTGTAAGTGAATTACAGAAAATAGCTATTGTACACTTGTATGCACAAGGATTTCGTGACCAAGAGTTAGTAAATTTTGACTTAACACTTACAAACCCGTCTACTATATACGAACAAGAGAAACTTGAGTTGTGGAATACTAAAACAAGTTTAGCTGACTCTATGTTAAGAGACGGATTAATGTCTTCAGAGTGGGTTTATAAGAATATTTTTGGTATGAGTGATGACGAAATCAAAGAAAATGACGAAAAAGTTATTTTTGACACAAAAACTAAGTTTAGAAAACAAACTATCGAATCAGAAGGTACTGACCCGGCAAAAGAACCTGAACAAACAGAAACAGGCGATGAAGAGATAGGTAGAAGTGGAAATGAGTTGGAAAAAAAGATAGGTAGACCACAAGAAGGGCCGAAATATAAAAAAGATGGCTCATCACGTGGTAGAGACCCTATGGGTTCACACGATTTACGTACAAGTTACGAAAAAGACAACAAAATTAAACATACTTTTAAAAACGGACCGCTGGCTTTATCACATTATGATGGGTTGATGCAGGCAATGGATAAAAATTCGAGGAAAATTCTTTCAGAATCGGAAGATTTAACAAATAATTACAAAGAAGAATTAAACTCAGAAAAATAATTTTTAATTAGGACATATTTATATATGACTTGGAAATTGGGGCTAAAATGATTAAACATAATAAAGTTAAAAACACAGCATTTTTATACGAATGTCTAACAAGACAAATAACATCAGATGTGCTATCTAATGTTGAACCTTCACCCGCTTTGGCAATAGTCAAAGAATTTTTTAAGCCTACTACTATATTAGGTAAAGAGTTAGTTCTTTATAAAGCACTAACATCTAAAAAATTAAAAAATGAAGGTAAAATAAATTATTTAGTAGATTCAGTACTTCGTGAAAGAACTAAATTAAATTTTAGTGAAATGCGTAGGGCTAAGTATAATTTAATTAAGAAGATTACTGAACACTATGAATTGAAAGATTTTTTTAGAACAAGAATTTCTGATTATAAAGACATAGCGTCTGTTTATAAATTGTTTGAAATCCAACAAACTTCTAATCCTTTCGAAGAGACAGAAATACGTTTCGTTGTTATGGAGAACTTAAAAGAGAAAAAACCTCTAAGTACAGAAAAAACTTCTGTAGTCGAAAAATTTGCAAAAGAATCTAAAGACCTAAGATTATTATCATATAAAATACTTGTAGATAAGTTTAATCAGAAATACTCAAATCTTAATGAATCACAACGTAATTTGTTAAAAACTTATATAAATAACATATCTAATACAAGTACTTTAAAAGACTTCATGGCCGAAGAAATCAAAAAGATTAAAAATGAAGTTTTAAAAATTCATCCTAAGATTGATGACAAGGTCGTTTCTATCAAACTAAAAGAATGTTTGAATGTTTTAAAGAAGTTGGACAAAGGAAACATTGTTAATGAAGAACAACTTATCACTATGATGAGGTTCTATAGTCTTTTGGATGAAATCTATGAAGCAGTCGATAAGTCGTAACGAATTAATTGAAATTATAAAAGAGATTATTCGTGAGATGAACGAAGCCTCTGTTACAGGAAATGTTGCTGGTTATGAAACACCAAATGCATTCTCAGGCGGTCTTGCTAAAAATAAAAAGAAGAAAAAAGATTTAATTAAAAGACTTCATATGAAGTTAGTTGATAAAATAGATGAGTCTTCAATAAATGAAGCAAAATATTACGAATATCGTAATGATGACACTCGTAATCCTAAACAAAAGATTTGGCATAATGTAAGAGAAGTTCGTGATAGTTTGATGAAACTTGAAAGAAGTTTAAAACACGCTATCAAGTTAAAAAATGAACAAGGGATGGATTCAAGAACTTATTATAAGTATGCTAAA